CCTTTTGTTTGTTCCATCTTTTGTTTACAGCATCTCTTCTTTTTTCAGAAGTTTGTAAATAAGTTTCTTTGTCTTTCTCAAGTTTGGGTAGTAATGTAGCCCAAAAAAATTTTTCCAAAGAGTCAGTTGGTTCGACAACTTCCCCCTTGTTCCATTTTATTATAAGACGGAACATTCTACCTATTTCTTCATTAGATAGGGATTCCAACGAATCCAAAACCTCGGTGTACAACATAACATTAATTCTTTTCATAAATAGCTCATTTAATTATAAATATACCTTTTTCAACAAATTACCAAAAAAATATAAAAAAAATATGGATTTATCCAAATTATTTCATATTTATTATTATGAAGGAATTTATCAATCGCAGAATATGGGATAAGAATGATGGGGTTTCTTATTTCTGTTCAATCTGTGGAAAGTATAAACCAGAGAAAGAGTTCTATAAATCAAAGAAAAATAAATGGGGAGTTGAAACTAGATGTCGATTACATTTCACAAAAAGGGATAAAGACGACGACAGGAACGACCACCACTTAAAACTATCAAGGGTAACAGAAAAAGATTTTATTGGAGCTAGGGAACTCCTACAACAACTGGGTTATGATACCACAAAAGATGTTCATCAACAATTTAAAAATAAACATAAACTAAAGTAAAACTAGAAAAAATGGTAACAACAAAACAAATGGAGATATTGGAATATATCTCAATGAACGGAAAGGTACAAGTACCTGTAACTCCAAGATTAATCAAACAAAATGATACCTTGTATCAAAGAATTTGGAGATTGGAAAATATGGGTGCAATCATTGCAGAAAGACGTCTTGGTCTTCCAACACTTTACACAATCACCAATGTCGGACTATCTATATTGGAAGGTAAGTGTCAATGAAAGAAACACATCATAAAGAGTGGATTGTCCAAGCTTGTAAGTCCATACTTGAAGCTATGGGGTATGATACGTCAAAAGATATCCACAAACAATTTATGTTAAAACACGGGGAAAATATTTCCAAAGAAAAAACTTTACCCAAGAAGAAGAATCCCTATATTTATAAGAGATTCTAGTTCTAATATAAGCTCACGTTTCCCCCGCCTTAAAAAAGTGGGGGTTTTTTTTTCTAAAATATTTTGCTGGTAATTTTATTTTCATTATCTTTGTTCTCTAAACAAATCAAATATGAAACTATCATTAGACACAAGAATCAATGCTGTACAAATTGCTGAAGTTGGAAAGAATGTCATCATTCATAGTATAAACAAGAATATGACACTATCAGAATGGCTTTCACATTCTATGGTTGATTTTGCAATAGATTCAAATAACAAACCAATGCCCCTGTGTGTTACAGAAATTGACTATAGTGAAGTTGGTTCATCAGTCAATGATTATGGACATCGGTTAACCTTGTTATTCGGAAAAAAAGATAATATTACTTCAGCCGTAGTTAAATTAGATTTGGCTGGTACTTTTTAATTCTTTATCTTTGTAATTCAAACGGGGGACAGCGATACTGAACAAGAACTACAATGAAAAATTACTACACAATCGAAGAAAGAATTAAAATGACTATGGGGAATATCTCTTTCCAAGGGGTAGCATATTGGGATGATATTGAAAAATTGGAACATATACTTCAATTGTTGAAACTCGGATATAATATGGACGATGAATTCCAATTCGTAGATGAAAACACCCTCCCAAAACCAGTTGAACTCATTGATGAAGCACAAATGAAAATGAGAGAAAAGGTTGAATTATTCAAAAAAAATAATTGAGTTTACTTGATGAGAATTTTATTTTGTATTATATTTATAAAAAAAAACAATGAACAAGAATTACGAAAACAAACCGCTCGGGTTCGACAGAACTCAACTCTTCAAAGAGTACACTCAACCAATCACTAATCGTCAGTCAGCTCTTAAAGCAGCTTTGACCCTTATGACCTCACACAATCTTGCTTGGTCAATGAAAGACATTATGCTTGTCACAGACAGAATCCAAAATTGGATGGAGACAGGTGATGACAAATTCGTTCCAAAGATGGACGAATATTTCAAACTCAAGGATGACGAAAAACTCCAAGAATTATTCGCTGATTACAGCAAAAAGAAAATTGAAATATTGTAGTTCTATTTCAACAAAAAAAGAGGGGGTTTTTAACCCCCAATTTTTTTCCTTGATTATGTATAGCAAACAAACAATGATGGAAATTTGAAGACCTGAGACCTGTTAGAATTAAATATATGAAACAGATAGATAATACAAACTATTTTATTGATGAATTTGGGAATGTTTACAATAAAGATGGTCACAAAATGAAACCATCTTATTCAAATAAAGGTTATATTATGTTCAAATTATTTATTTCGAAAGGGTACAGGAAATGGATAACGGCACATAGAATTGTGGCAAAATATTGGGTGGAAAATAAAGATAATAAACCACAAGTCAATCACAAAGACCGAAATAAACTAAACAATCATTATTCCAATTTAGAATGGGTTACTAATCAAGAAAATCAAGACCATTGGAGGAACAATTAGTGTCCTGCTGGAAATGTACCTTGAGGTATTGTATTTACACCTCCGTACCACATCGGATAAAACTTGGTTGAACCCATTGCAATTGAAGACCTGTAAGCTGAATCTCTTTGTGGTAACAACTTACCAATCTCAACTGTATTGTATTCAGGATATCTTGAAGCATAAGCACATAGATATCTTCTCATATTTTGGTCATAAAATTCAGCGGTACTTTTTGCGTTATTTTTAATGTATTGGAATGTTCTGTAATCAATAGGATTACCTTGTTCTGTTCTATTTGAAACAAGACCTACATTCATCCATTTAACAAAGAAGTTATCTGCCAAATGATAGATTGACCAAGAAATTGTGGCTGGAACAACATAAGTGTCCAAAAGTAATTTGTAATAACCAGTTACAGTATTGGCTGAAACGTCACTTAATAATTTTTCATATAAAGGATTTCCAAGAGTTTCTTGAATGTTTAAATTTTGGGCTGTCTGAATGCCGTATCTTAATTCACCACTATCGCAGTTCTCATTAATCCAACTTCTGTCCTTAAGGGTTTCTTCGGAAATAAAATATACATCAATTAAACTCATACGATTTGGTTTTGAATTATTTCAAGGTTTACTTCAACATCAGGATTAACCAATTGAACTAATGGTTTTAGTTCTCTTAATAAATACTTTTGAATTGGAATTATCGAGGTAGCCATAAAAAGTTTATGAGCTGTGGCTAATAAATCAGCTGAACTATTAAATCCTGTTTTCTGTGGTAATCCAATCAAAGACCCATCAGGTATTTTGTGACCTGCTAAAATTTGATTTTGAACAAGGTCAAATACCTCTGAATAAAATCCTTGTTGAAGATTAGATTGAATTTGAGTAATGTCTGGTTTACCTTCACTTCCATCGGAAAACGATACTATCATTTTACCACTGTTTCCGCTTCCTTCATAGCGAGATTCGAGCCTTTGTAAAATATTTCTTTCTTCAGTTTCAGATTGGGGGAATCCGTCAGAGAAGTGAACCCACAAAGATGGATTTGCACCATTTACAAGGTTCGCTAAATTGTATACTGTAATTTCGTGATTTAATCTGATGTCATTGACAACAGAAAGATATTGTGGTGAACCATAAGCCCAATAGGCAGGGTTCTTATCACGAATAAAGGCTATTTGTCTATTTGTAAAATTCTTTGGGTCAAACTGATGAAATTCAATTACCCCCGCTCTTTTAAATTGCATCCAATCTCTACAATAATAGAACTTCTCCAAAATAAGTTCAGCATTATCAGGAGCTCCAACTCTCATAAACTTGGATGGTAAATAATGTAGACCAGCAAGACCTTGTGAACGGTCCTGCTTCCAAATTGTCTCGATAAAGATATTCCCCGTGACGATATAATCGAACACGATATCTCTAAACAAATCGTTTAAAGTTTCTGTGGCTGAAATCTTATAATCAGTTACAAAACCTTGACCAACGATGTTATCTATTTTTGAACGAACACAAGCATTATGAATTGGTGAGAAATCCAATAGGTCATAAAGACCCATCACGAATTGATTGTTTAAACCCCAAGAAACCCAAGGTTGATTTCTAACAACCTTTTCCTCGAATTTAACCAAGGTATCGATTGTGTTGAACTGAACTTGTTGAATTATTTTTTTCATAATGTTATTAATAAATAGTTGTTCTTTTTATCATTTAACCTTGATAGACAACCCAAGTGTTTGATGTACCAGTATATTCTATCTGTTCAATTGGGTCATCAGTTTTAACAACTAGAGTTGATTCATAAACCACATCATACGCTAATGAAGGTTGAAGATTTGTTGAACTGACTTGTTCATAAATCTTAAGATAGTATTCCCCTGGTATCAAGTATAAATTGACAGGGTCAGATGGGGATGTTCCAAGATAGTTTTCAGGTTGACTAAACTCAACTTGAATATCAAAGACATCATAACTTGGTGGATATGTAGTTATACTTGGATTTCTATATGGAATAAATTGCCAAGCTTGATTGGAAAGTTTATGTCTTATTGTCCATAAGTAATAAACTGTCCCTGTCAGAGTTTTGTTTCTGCTACAAGTAGCAATCGCTCTATTAAATTCACCTTGTTGAATATAAATCATAATCTATAATTAAGTACAACCTGTGCAATCTGAATCCAAAGTGCAAGTAATTCCGCAAGGAGTAGATGTTATTCCTGGGTCTACCGCTGGCAAATCTTCTGAACAAATCCTTATTTGTGCTCCACCTGCGAGAGTATCACTTATAAATGTTCCACCACATTGAGTATAAGAATAATTTGCTGGTGAACCAGTTTCATTGAATAACCAATAACAATAACAAACCGTAGGAGGAGTTGAACTCGGCGTGATACTCGGAGTCGGAGTCACCGATGAAGTAATACTAGGGGTAGGAGTAATCGTGGCTGTCAAAGAAGGTGTTACTGAAGGAGTTACATTTGGAGTACTGGTTTGGGTAGTAGTAACGGTAGGTGTGGGAGTAGTACCGGTACAAGTAAGACCACTTACAGCATACTGACTATCACTCGAATTATATCTATTTCCAAGTCCAGGTTTAGTTGTGTATAATCTATAATAACCTTGTTGAACCACGGAACCAGAATAATAGAAAATCATATTTGAGTATGAAACATTTGATACTGCTCCTACAGAATTTGAACCAAATGTTGAATAACTTCCATCACAATGTGCACAAATTGGAACAAAAGCACTTACCCAAGTTTCATCACCACTCCAAGAATTTGTATTAGTAATTGTAATCGGGTCTTCGCTGTAGCTTGTAGGTTCATACATTATGGCATTATTTGATAACCCCCAACCACTATAATTGATATAGTCGTTCATTTGCTCTTCGAAAACTACCTGACTCAAACTTGGTGAAGTCAAATGCATTCCACGAAATGCTGAACCTTGAGCTAACATCCAAGAATTTAGATTTAATCTGTCAGTATAAGAGTCAAATAACAAGAATGTTTGTGGATTATAACAACTTGTTACACTAGGCGTAGGAGATGATGTGTTGGTAGGAGTTAAACTAGGAGTCACACTCGGAGTCGGGGTGACTGGAGGAGTCGCTGTAGGGGAAATACTCGGTGTTCTTGTTGGAATAATATCACATAATGCCAATTGTGGATAAGCGTAAGGTTGTGGGTAAACTATACCTCTTGCAAAATTTGAACCATAGGTAACTCCCGAAAAAGCTGTCCAAGTTATTCCATCATAAGAATAACATCCATCATCTGGATTTTGACCGAAAGCTAAAAACTTTGTTCCATCAAAAAAGATATCCCTTACCGAATTTGAAGCAGAACCAGAAAAAGGTGTTGAGGCAGCAGTCCAAGTACTTCCTGAATTGAAACTATAAAATATTCTATTACCCGTTGTACCAGTTAGAGTTGTTCCAGCTAATAAGACATATCCATTACTAGCCATAGTCCATACTGTTGAAGAAACATATCCACTTCCTGAAACAGTATTCCAAGAAGACCAATTTATTCCATCATCAGTATAATAATAACCTCCTGAACTTAAAGTTCCAGTTAAATAAGTTCTCCCATTTAGTGTGACCATTGCCTGACTTATTTGACCAGCAGCAATTGTGGATGGAGTCAAACTCCAAGTGCTCAAATTTGTAGAATATGCAATTGAAATTCCGGTTGCTCCGGAACCATAAACCATATAATAAGTCCCATTATAACCAAAATTATATTTTTGAGGTAAGAGTGAATTTAAAGTTGTATTGTTTTCCCAACTAATCCCATCCTCTGAAACTAATAAATCCCCATTGAAAATACCAGTTATAAATCGATTACCATCCCAAATGAATGGTAAACTTATGCTATTTGAACTTTCTACATTTACAATTGAATAACTCAATCCATCTTCAGAATACCAAATTGTGTTTCCAGTAACAGAACCAGAATTAAATGTATTTGCTAATCTTACACTTCCATTCGTAATTGTATCAGTTATTGTATATCCTGAATTTGCAAATGTTCCCGCTGAATACCAATTGATACCATCGGTGGAATTATAGATATCGTGTGGACCGGTGACCTTCTGAATTATCTGTGAATAAAAAGGATTTTCAGGACAAGTATAGGCAACATACTGGTCGTGAATTGGTCTCAATTCACCCAAATATTTTGTCCATTTTTGTCTTAAAAATACTCTTGGTCCTGCCATTTTTAAACATCTATTGTGTGTAAAATCATTCCCAAGTTTGAACCAGCAATTGAACCTGTAGTTGATTGAGTTGTATTCAATGTACTTGCAAATGGATTATCAAATGTGGTCGTTCCACTGAAAACCTGCCATACTCCATTATTTCTATAACCCGCTTGACCAGAAAATTGGTTAGCTGAAAGGGTTTGAAATATTCCATAGATTCCTGATTGAGCTGTTACATTGGTTGATGTTTGCGAAGAACCAAATCTTACAGTTGGTTGTACACCTGAATTTGAAACCTTGAATACCACCCAATAGATACCAGACCCATAACCACTCATAGAAATATTTGACCCAAATGTTACAGTTTTTTGACCTGTTGAACCAGTTGTCGTGATTGTAAGTCCTGAAATAATTGGAGAATGCGGAAATAAACCATTTGGATTTATCATCTGTGATGTATAAATTGCCGCTTCGCAAGTATCACTTGATGAAGTTGTGGTAACCAAATGATAAGTTAATGCTGAATAAGAATAAAAACCATTATCATAGAATGGATAAGCAATTATGACATTTTGTGTACCATTGGCCATTTGAGCGGCAGCAGCGTTATTAAAACCACTTCCGTAGTATTGTGCTTTAAGTGAGATGTAGGATTGAATATTTGGAGCTTCAAGTTGATTAGAAGCCAATCTCAAACCTGTATTATTACCGATTCCATCTTGAATTGATTGAAGTGAAGAAGTAATACCAGTTGTTGAATCGGCAAGTTTTAACAATCCCTGATATGTGTTCTGTATTTGTTGTCCTGTTAATGAAGACATAATTTTATTATTTTATAAGAGTTAATTTATTGTTGAACCTGAAGGATTTACTGGTGGATTATACTCCACTAAAGTCAAATCTTTTATCCAAATATGGTCTGGATAAATTGAGGCGTTTATTTCTTGTTCAGAAATTATCCAAGGCAAAGTATCCCCACTCAATCTTGGATTGAAATACCAATTAGGTTGAACAAGTTGTCCTACCAAACTATCTTTCTCATTTATTGTAAGTGCTGCTACTAATTCCATTTTAATAAGTGTTTCTTGAAAGTGTTGTGTTAAATGTATTTACAATCGTTGATAATGTTTGAGTTTCACCACTTGTAAGTCCAAGACCTATACAGAAGAAGTTGTAACCTCTATTACTATATCCATCAACAACTGCGTCATTTGCTCTCGCTCCGAAAACATATTGCAAATCACATCTTGCATTTGAAGATGTTGAACCATCAATTCTTCTTGTACCATTCACATACAAATCTTCATCTGTACTTCCTGTTCTTACAATCACATACATACCAGCTCCGGTATTAGCAGTTGAAGTCCAAGTTCCGTAACCACTATTGCTTCTATGAATTGCTATACCTGCTACAGTTGCTTCATTGAGATAAATTCCGGTTCTACTATTTGCTGATGATGAGAATACGCCCGCATCGACAGCTGTATTACTATTAGCGACAAATGAATAGATACCCAAGTGAATATCATTCAATAATGTCTGATTGTCATTATAGAATGTTTGAGCATAAGCATTTGTTCCATTTCCTGTAGCTCCACTTGAACTAAATGTCCATCCACCATTGAACTGTAGGTTGTTTGTACCAGGGTTTTTACCTTGGATTGACATACCACCTGAATTTCCACCAATCATTGGATAGAATATTGAAATCTTATCCCATAATCCATTAGACACAATTGATGTAAATAATGTTTCAGTTGCCGCACTTACTGTACTTGTAACTCCTGTTCCACCACTAACCAATACAGCATTTAAGAACGTGTGAGCTTCACTTGTACCAGAAGCAGGAGGTGTACTGCTTGGAGTTATCGAAGGAGTCGGAGAAGACGTATTGGTAGGGGTCATCGTGTTGGTAGGAGTCATCGTCTGCGTCGGACTAGGAGTCGGTGTTGGAACGTTTACACAATCATTCCAAAGAGTTGAATCATTTTCCCAATTGTCATTATTTGTATCCCAATAACAATCTACAATTGGAGTCGAACTTGGAGTGATACTAGGGGTAGGAGTATTTGTGGAAGTCGGTGTGAAGGTAGGAGTATTTGTAACACTCGGAGTGGGACTCGGGGTTACTGGCACTGGACTTGTTGATGGTTCATTAACAGGGTTAATTGCATTTCCTGTAAGAAATGCTGAACCCAAACCCTTTTTTTGTGATAATGGTTTTAATAACTCATTAACATCAGGTTTGTATACTTTGATATACCCTGTACCACCGACTGGTCTATAAGGTTTACCTTTCCAATTTAATTGACTCATATATGGGAAAAATGTGGCTTAAAAAATGAGGGGAATTACCCCCTCATTTAATATTATGATTGAACTGTGAATCCTGAAGCAACAGCTGCGAGAGTTGTAACAACATCTATTTCACGACTTGGATTTGGTTCACCACCTGTGATGGTTACTGTGATACCATTCAAATCGTTGTAAGCCTGTCCAACTTGCATTGAGCCAGCAGAAACCAATCCACCGTTAGACCAATCAACAGCCCAATAACGTTCGTTGTTGTCTTTAACGATGATGAAAAGTTCATTTTGTTTAACCAAATCAAAGAAAAGATTTCTTAATGTTTGGTTGAGTTTTGGTAAGGATACTACCACTGATGGTTGGAACGTAACAGATTGAGCTGCGTCGTTAACCAAAATTTCTTCAGAGAATGAAGAAGATTGCTTAACCAACTCAAAATGATACCAAGTTCCTGAACCACTGAAAGATGTGATTGAATCAGTAACAGAAGTTGTAAATCCAGAGATTGTACTTCCGCTGTCGCCTAAAATCCATAATTCTTTGATACCACCAATCGATGCATTTCTACAATCGAGAGTATATCCTTGGTCAATATAACAAGACATAGTTTATTAATTTTAAAATTACGGTTTATTAGTTTTTAGCAAGTACAAATGAATCTACAGAGAATACTCCAAGACCATATACCATACGAGCGAAGATTTTAACGATATCTTCATATGGGTCGTACATACCTTTGATTTCAATACCACCATTTTCAGTAGCATTCATACCTACCATAAAGTAAGAAGCTGGTCCAACAACTACTGCTGATTGACCATCCAAACCTTGAGTTGGGATAACTCTTACGTTTGTACCAGGTAACATTACAGACCATTCTTGACCTTGAGCAGCTCTAGCGTCATCAAATGCGAACAAGTTGATATAAGAAGAGTTTCTCATAGAAGCTACTAAACCTCTATAGTCAGAATAAGAACAGAACATAACTAGGTCATTTCTGTGTAATACGTTAGCTGGGATGTTCTCATAGTAAGTTGAGAATACAGTCAAACCGTTAGATGATGTAGCCGCTGTGTAAGCAACTTGAGTTGCACCGTTACCTGAAGTAACAAGAGCCAAAACTCCATCAAAACACTGACTGTTGTATTCAGTTGCACCAGTTGCTGTAGTGTTTCTCCACAACTGCTTTTCAATAGAATCAGCGATTCTGTTTGAAATATCAGTCATAATCAATTCCTCGAAAGGAACTGTCTCTTGGAAATTACTATTGCTTAATCTTTGAGATAAGAAATAGTCATATAAATCGTAAGCACACAAGCTTTGATTTACTTTTTTGTTACAAGTTTGGATTGTAACTTGGTTGATTGTTGTGTCACCTGTTGGTGAGAATCCACAAGAACCGTCTTGGAAAATAACATCGTTTTCTAACCAACCAACTTGTTGAGTTCCTTTGATGTTTGGACGAATTGTCGCATATCTAGGTAATACTTCACCCAAGATTGATTTAATCAACATATCTGTTGCGTTCTCATCAATCCAAGGAGAAAGGTTGGAAAGGTTATATGAAAACTTTTCGTTTTTAACGTTTTTCATATTTGTTTTTAATTTAAATTTTTGTTTATTAGTTTCTTAATTGTTTTAAGAATTCTGTTCTAAAATCATCGAATGTTTCTTTGAAATCTGTCTTTCTTTCAACTGGTTTTCTTTCAGGTGAATTTTTGAAAGCTTGATAATCAGATTTTAAATCCGATAACTCCGTTTTGAATTTGCCATTGAGTGTTTCAACAACACCAAGAATTTCAGTAATACCTTGTTTGATATCATCAATTTCTTTAGTTACTTGTGTTGAGAATACTGAACGTACAAGTTCTTGTTTTGCCATTTCGATGTCCAAATCAGGAGCACCTGGCATCTCCATAAAGTTTCCTGCTTTAATAGCACCACATACTTTTTTGGCGATTTCTTCATCACCATACTTTTCTACCTGGTCAGCTATGCATTCATCCCAAGGATATTTTTCCATCTTGTACTTTTTCATTTGTTCAACATTTTCTCTTTGAACAATGACACCGTCTACAGTTTGAATTCTTATCTTATTTTCATTACCACTTGTATCTTTGAGGACAACTTGGTGTTCGCCATCAGGAGCTGGTGACTTCTCACCATCTGGTCCGACAACTTCCACTTTTTCCCCAACATCAAAAGTTGGTGACTCCAATAATTGACCCTGTGCATCTCTAGCTTCAGTAAATGCTAAACCCTCTTGAGTTTCTTCATCCACTTCTTCTTTTTCTACCTCTTCTTCACTACCCAAAACTTCCAATTTTGTAATGATTGATTCTTCATCAACTGTCACAATAATTCCGTCTCTTGTTTTGTGAGAACCCGTAGGTGCTGGTGTCAAAGTCGAATCCCCCACAACATATAATGTTTGACCTACTTGGAGTTCACCCTCTTGATTGTTGGTAACCTCTGTTTTTCCGTCTTCCAATACTGTTTTGAAGAATTGTTCTTTCTTGAATTTCAAACCTAGTAAATGTACAATCTTATCAATTGCGTGAGTTGCGTTCATATTACTTAATTTGATTTATAATGTTTATGATTTCTTTTAGTAAATATTCATCACTTGTGGATGATGTAAAATTATCTTCCTTTTTAAACGAATATTCGAAGTTTCCTTCAATTGAAATCCCTTTTATTTCTCCGTCTTTTATCATTTGCCATACTTCATCAGAATCGATTCTGAATCCTACCATCCAAGTTCCACTTGGGACTTGTTCTTTGGTATATCCGAGTGAGTATGCTTTATCTTGTTCTCCGTCTACAATCCAAGATTCAACCAAATAAACGTCTTCAAATTTCAAATCTGAATGTTCATAGTTGGTATGTCCTCCACCACTTCTTTTATCAATCATATATCTTTGAGCCATCTTTTCAATGGTCTCTGGTCTAAATGTTACAAAATATCTTTCTCTTGTAGCCTCATCAATTCTTGGAATAAGAATTCCTGGTTTCATTGCTGGTGAATAAACCATTCTTTTTTCCCCATCCAATCTAAACTCTTGTTTCACAAATTCTCCAACTGAATTTGGGGAAATTGATTTAACACCAAGTTTGGTATAATCTCTTCTTGTATTTGAATCATCATCAATTGCTTCAACGATTGAATAACCTCTTGATAATAAATCTTTAACTTTATATTCCTTAAATGCTCTTGAAGCATTTGGACCTACAGGGAAATCTGATAAATAGATTTCATCAAATTTAATCCCCGCTCTTTCAAGTTGTCTTCTTGTTTGACCTTCATCACTTTTTTGTCTACCAGATACAACAACAATCTTATGGTTTTCCCATTTCTTATTGATATAAGATTTTGTTTTTTCAATTGCTGCTCCTCCACGAAGAAGTGTATCATCAACATCAACAATGATTACAGAACTTGATTGTCTTGACATCTGTTGAGATTGAGAGATTGCATATGCTTTTTCAGATTTCTTCTTTGTTTCCTCGGAATAGTATCCGTTATTCGGCATTGATTTTGGTGGAGTTCCTGCTAATCCTTGAGCCATTCCTTCATCAACTTTATTTCTACCTTGGAATAAAAACTTTCTCCAAGCGTGAACGCAGTTTGGACCACCTTTATAAAGCCACTTTGAATATGGTTCTTTATTGTGACCGAAATCTCTATTTGTATCTCTTAATAAATCTATTTCTAATCTTCTAAAATATCTTCCTTCTATTGATGTACAGAAATCTCTGTCTGGTGAACCAGTAAGGATTCTATCA